CTTGTGTTTTTTGAAACATATAATCAACTATGCAAAAATATCGGAAAATCTGCTAGTTTCGTTACTCCCCGTATGGTGGGGGAACTACTTACTATGGGTACACATTAACAGGTTTGTAACTTCCGTTACAATTATATTATACTCATAGTTTTAAAAAAGTCAATGCTCATATTAAAATTTTTACTCTTTCTGCTTTGAAGTAATAACACATTAAAATATTGATACACACAACATCAATATAATCATAATAATATATTACTACAAAAAATACACTATTTTCTTTCATTTTCTCCTAAAATTTTACAGGATATGGCAGAAAACGACCCGAAATTGTTGAAAACATTTTAAGATAAAGTTGAAAAGAAATGTCAAGTTACGAAAAGTAGAAATATTTTCCTATTTTTACTACAAACTGACGATTGCGTTTTTCGGGATACAGTGATATAATAAAGCCACAACAGCAAACAGAACAAATGTTCGGTACATAATAAGGGGAATTAGAATGGATAATTTTAGTGAGTTGAAAAATAAAACAAAAGAAGAATTGATAGCATATTTTATGGAATTGCTTGCTTATGCAAAGGAATCAGGTATTATTGTTCCTTCCCACCATTCTGATCAGAAATAATCTTTTGCAGAGCAAGAATCGCTTGAATAATTTGCTCCTTATCCATTTTGCGGAGCAGTTTAATAATTTCCTCTTCAGACTGTGTTAAATCAATACCTTCAACGCTGGTTTCAGTGTTGGAGGTATTTTTTTGTTCAGTTCCTAAAAGGTAATCAACTGACACGTTAAAATATTGAGCAATTTTGAGAAGAGTTGAATTTTGAGGAGCACGTCCTTTTTTCCATTCAGATACTGTTCCAGAAGCAATTGAAAGTTCCTTAGCTACCTTGTTAGCAGATTTTCCGATATTTTTGCATAGTTGATTATATGTTTCAAAAAACACAAGATCACCTCTTTGTGGATTTCAATAAATCTCAATAGAAACTATTGTGCAATATATAAAAATTGAGAAATATTGAAAAAATCTATTGACTATTGAGAATAATTGAGATATAATATAATCAAGTTAAGAGAAAGGAGAAAAAACCAATGGGTAAGAAAAAGAAGAACGGAAGCCAAGACAACACTTCTAAAATCCTCTTGGCAACCGTCCTAATCCAACTCATTGATACCTTGATGAAGCTCATCAAGACACTCATTGAGTAAAGGCAGGGGGCTTAAAAACCCCTTGCTTAAAGGATACCTTTTTTAATGCTCATTGTCAATATATTATTTGTTCACGTCTGGGTTGTCCGTTCTGCCCAGCAGGTAGTCAACGGAACAATCCAGATAGTCGGCGATTCGGGCAAGGCTATCTGAGGCCAAAGAACGGCCATGATTCATATGAGATAGTGTGTTAATCCCAAGTCCTAAATTAGACAGCATATCCTTGATGGCAATACCTTTTATTTTTGCTTGTTTTTTAATCATTATCACTATATCTGGCGAATTGTACAAATTATTGTTTTCCATTTGTGCAAACCTCCGATTTTCACCAAAAATGGAGAAAATCTATTTACAATCTCCAAATATGGTGATATAATATAATCAAGTTAAGAGAAAGGGGTTGAAACCAATGGGCAGAAAAAAGAAAAAACGTGATGAGGACAAAACCCTCACAACAATCGTCCTCATCACCGCAATCCTAAATCTGGTCAATACTCTGCTGGATATTATCCGCAGGCTGACCGGATAGGGACAGGGGAGATAAAACTCCCCTTGTTCTAAGGATAGTCAAAATTCTGTTCATTGTCAATATATAATGATTAAAAAAATTTTAATACACAGGAGGTGAAAATATGAATCGAAAAATTCCATTATCCGAAAGATATTATCCAGTTTTAGAACAGATGATTTTTGAACGTGGAATAAAAAAAAAAGATGTTGCAAAAGCACTGAATATTACCCCCAGAGGATTGTCGCTAAAATTGACAGGACGAAGAAAGTTTTTATGGGACGAAGTTTGCGCTATGCAAGAAGTATTTTTTTCGGATTTAGATAAGGATAAATTATTAAAGAAGAGAGTATCAAAATGAATAAAAGTATTAAGTTAAGCTTAGCATTAGATGAAAATAGCATACAAGAAACTGTTGATATGATAAGCGATTTGTACAAAAAAATAGAAGAAGCTAATTTTTTGGCCGAAAAACTAGCTTCCTCATTACATGACCTAAAAATCGAAATCAAGTTTTAAATTTATTTCTTGATGACACTTTGGACACAAATGTTTGCCTGCTGAAATAGCTATAGCTTGATGACAGAATGGACAGACAATTTCATATTTTTTGCTTAATGCAGCATGTCTGGCTTTTTCCATTATCGTATTTTTTAAATCTTTCTCAAATCGTTTCATGTCAGCCTTATTCCCGGCTCTATATGTTGGCACTTATACACCCCCAATCTTTCTGAATAGACTACATTTTATTATTATTCGCGAACAAAAATCAACGTTTGGTAGCTACAATAACATTATAAGAAAGTATGTTCTATAAGTCAATGGTGAAACAGGGATTTTATTATTTTTAACAACAACTTCCACTAAAATAGTATTAATTAAAATCATTATAATAGGAGGAAAAACGATGAAGTACTTTGAAATCGCGCTGAATGTTGTTGAACTTATATTTTATTCGGCAGTCATTATTTACATTGTAAGGGGGTGGAATAAATGAATAAAAAACTCAAACAGCTAATGGAACAAAACCATACGACACAAACAGAGCTGGCGGAAGTTGCGGGAGTTTCTCAGGCTTTCATGTCATATATTATGAAAGGCTATAAAGTACCATCTGTAGCAGTTCTAAAGCGAATAGCCGACTATTTCGGCGTTTCGATGGACGAATTGGTGGACTGATATTTTCAAAGTTGTAGGAGGCGAAAAAATGAACGTCGGGCAGGTGATCCAGGAAAAGCGTTTGGCAAAAAACATGACCCAGCAGGAACTGGCAGACCGGGTACAGATTACCCAGTCAATGTTGTGCCAGATTGAGCGTGGATCAAAAATCCCAACAATCTTGTTGGCGTGGGAGATCGCAAAGGTATTGGACTTTGAACTGAACGATTATGTTTCAGAAGAATCATAGGACAAATTAGGTTTATCATAATCTGAATTGAGGTGATTATTATGGCGAGAAAGGTAGTTCTTTCTTCCGGCAAAGTGGCTTATGTGACTAATATCATGGCTGATGGTACAGTGAGGGATTCCATGGAGGGATATACGCTCCCTTATAATGAAAAAACCAAGCGCATTTATCAACACTTGGCGGATATGTATTTTAATTTTGTCGCAGAGCACGGGGAAGAACTGGAAAAGGAATGGGAACAAAAAGAAAGGACGTGCAAAGATGCAGGAAGTAATAACGGCTCTGATTAGCGGCCTGATCTTTGCCGGGTGGATACCGGCATGTATGATGATGGACAAGCTGAAAAAGGGCAGAAAAAAGCGCCCCTTCGTCTGCCAACGAAAAAGGCGCACACAAAATGTTGTATACATACAGAATACACCAAAGGAGGCGTAAAGTCAAGTGGGAAATCAGAGGACAGACGAGAAAGGTTATCCCTATCATGGATACGGATTGCCGGAGCCTGAACGGTTTTGCGTGCAGTGCGAAGACATTATTGAGGCAAACGAGCAATACATAGACTTTGACGGCGACTCATGGTGTTTAAGCTGCTTTGCAAAATGGAAAGAGGAGCATACAAAATGGAGTTAAAACGGGCGCTGGGTGGATATATCCGCGGTACATATAAGGACATTATCGAACTGACGTTGCTACGGGAAGCGCCATACTGTAACACTTGCAGAGGGTGCGTATACGACAGCGGAATGCGGTACCGGTATTGTTGGTTTACTTGGGAGATCCTCCCGGCATTTGATAAAGCAATCGGGGCAGAGTGCCCGGTAGAATGGAGGATTGACGATGAAAGTTAATTTGAATATTGAGGAAGCCCTGCGGGGCTTTTTGGAAGAAACGAGGGAAGAACGAGACTATTCCAGCGCCCATGCAGCGGCGATGAAAAAGGTCGTGAAGAGCACCCAAGACCTGATCCGGAATATCGAAAAGGTCAAGGAAGTGGACCTAACGTTCAGGAAGGAGCAGGAATGATGGGAAAGCCGGTGATCATATACGGCAAATCAGGAAGCGGAAAAAGCAGGAGTTTAAAAAACTTTGCCAAAGATGAAATATTTTTGGTGAACGTGGAAGGAAAGGACCTTCCGTTTCGAGGGAAATTTGAATATACCTATCGGTCGGATAACTATGAAAAGATCAAACAGCAGCTAAGCAAAATGCCGTTAAAAACGGCGGTGATAGATGACGCAGGATATTTACTGACCAATATGTTTATGTCACGTCATTCGGCGGGGGCAAAAGGAAATGCAACCTTCGAGCTTTATAATGACATAGGCGATGAATTTTGGAAGCTGATCCGCTTTATTAAACTGTCACTTCCAGAAGATACCATTGTATATTTGATGATGCATGAAGATGTGAAAGACAGCGGAGAAGTGCAGTTGAAAACAATAGGGAGACTGCTGGACGAAAAGGTGAATATTCAGGGAATGGTCACGATCGTGCTGCGCTGTATGTCACAGGACGGAAAGCATTTTTTCCGAACTCACACCGACGGAATGGACATCACGAAATCACCTGAAGATATGTTTGAAAGCGATGAAATCGACAACGATTTAAAATTTGTAGACCAAAAAATACGGGAATATTGGGAAATATAGGAGGAACACAGAATGTACAAGCCAAGAAATTATGAATCGACGCAGGAATTTGGGACCTTTGAACCATTGCAGTTAGGCGGGCATGTCTGCAAGATCTGCAAGGTGACGGAAACAACCTCCCGGAACGGGAAACCAATGGCGGTGATCTGGCTGGACATCGCGGAAGGGGAGCAGAAAGGGTATTACGCCAAGATGTGGCAATCCGGCGACCGGAACAAGGAAAAATGGCCGTGCGCCGTTTACCAACTGGAAGAGGACGGCAATGGAAATACCAATATGGGATACAAAACTTTTATAGAGGCAGTAAAGCGCTCCAATCCCGGGTTTGATGAAAACAGGCTGTGGGCTGACAACGGGAACGATTATCTGAAAAACAAGTTGATCGGCGGGGTGTTTGGCCGGGAGCAGTATGAAAACAACCGGGGGGAATTGAGGTTTTCTACCAAATGCATGTATTTCCGTGATGTTGAAACCATCAGGAAAGGGGTAGAAGTGCCGCCGGACAAGCTGTTAGAGGGCGCAAAGCCGCCCGTTTCCGACCCATTGAGCGATTACGAACCGATTGTGACAGATGATGACGATATGCCGTTTTAAGAGTAAAATCAAAGATTTAACTCTGGAGTTTGCGCTTTTGCGGCAAAAAGCAAGTCGCAAATCCGTGAAAGCCGGAACCGCGCAACGTCCCGCAAGAGGAAATCCCGCAAAGGAGAACGAAAGATGGCGTATGACAAAAAGACTTTTTTAAAAAGGGTCACCGTGTTAGTTGATACCAGAGAGCAAAAGAACCAGCATATCCTGTCGGCTTTCGATCAGCTGCATGTGAAGTATCAGGACACAAAGCTTGATTACGGGGATTATTCCTTTTCGGTAGACGGGAAGGATTTTTCCCTTTCCTGTGTGGTGGAACGGAAAGGTTCGGCGGATGAATTTTATTCCAATATCACGCAGGACCGCCAGCGGATTGAAAAAGAGTTTTACGCGGCCAGCAGCATGGGGACCGACTTCACGCTGCTGGTGGAGGGGTGCGAGAGTATGGAGGCGCTGCGGGGCGTCGAGGTGCCGGAATGGGAGCTGGCGCGCCTGCACCGGAAAGAAAAGGAGATCGGGAAGATCTGCTATTCCACCATTTATTCCTGGATGTGCGGCAACCGCTACCAGTTCCACCCGGTATTTATTTTGGACAGCCGGCAGACCGCGTTAAAGCTTTTGGAGATTTTTTACTGGTACTGGCACAACTACAAGCGGCTGACCGCCAGCAGGAGGAACCGAAAATGCTAGAAAACGGATTTGTAAAACTGCACAGGAGCCTGCTGAAATGGGAATGGTATGATGATTTAAACACCTTTAAGCTGTTTATGCACCTGCTTTTGACGGTGAATTATTATGACAGGCAATGGCGGGGAAAGACCGTCAAAAGAGGCTCGCGAATTACCAGCTATGCGATACTTGCGAAAGAAACAAAGCTGTCAGTAAAATCGGTCAGGACTGCAATCAAACACTTGATTTCGACAGGCGAGGTGGCAAAGGTATCAAATTCTGAATACACCATAATTACGGTAAATAATTACGATAAGTACCAAGACGCGGCAAACGAGCAGGCAGGCGAGGGGCAAGCAAAGGGCAAACAAGGGGCAGGCGAGGGGCAACAAAGTAAGAAAGATAAAGAAAGTAATAAGAATGAAAAAGAAGGGCCGCCCGTGCCGGCTGATGCGCCGGACGGTGCGGCTTATGAGATGACAAGAGAGGAACGGCTGGAAAAGATCAAGCGGTTAAGGCGATAACATAGAAAGCGAAGCTTTCTCAGCGAGTTGCGCCGCCGGCAATAAGGACAGCCGGCGTTTCAGCAGGCTGAAAACCGCACAACATCGCAAAGGCTGGGCGATTGGAGGCATTTATGAGTTATGAATTAAAGCAATCGGACATATTGGATTTAGCCCACACCCTGGACGGCCGCACCCGCCAAAAAGGGGACGAGCTGTTTTTTCAGTACTGCCCCTACTGCCACGGGGGGCAAAGCCGGGACAAAAACACCTTTTCCGTGAATCTTCAGACAGGGACGTTCCACTGCTTCCGTTCCTCCTGCGGAAAGTCGGGACACTTTGTAGAGCTGGCCCGTGACTTTGGCTACCAGCTGGACTTTGGGGAAAACTGGCGGGAAAAGAAATTTAAACGCCTGCCTCAAAAGGAGATCACCGTCCGCGACCCCGCGGTGGAATGGCTGAAAACAAGAGGGATCAGCGAAGAGATAACGCGGCTTTACCATATCACGACGCGGAAGAAGGACAAAAGCGTTTTGGTGTTCCCGTTTTACAACGAAAACCATGTGCTGGAATTTGTGAAATACCGGAACACCGACCCCCAGCGGATTAAAGACCACGGCAAAGAGTTCTGCGAAAAGGACACCAAGCCGATCCTGTTCGGGATGGACCATTGCCAAGGGTTTGAAAGGCTGGTCATTACCGAGGGGCAGATCGACAGCCTGACATTGGCTGAGTGCGGTGTGAAAAATGCGGTAAGCGTTCCAACAGGGTGCAAGGGGTTCACCTTTTTAAACTACATATGGGACTGGATCACGAAGTTTTCGGAAGTGGTGGTATTTGGAGATCATGAAAACGGGAGGATCACCCTGCTGGACGAATTGCAGAGAAAGCTGCCGATCAAGGTGAAAGCGGTACGGGAAGAGGATTATTTGGGCGAAAAAGACGCAAACGACATTTACCAAAAGTACGGCAGGCAAGCGATTCTGACAGCGGTAGAAAACGCCCAGGTGGTGCCGGTAAAGTGCGTGAAGCGTCTCAGTGATGTGAAAAGCGTGGATTTATCAGCCTTGCCGAAAATAGAAACCGGTATTGTTGAATTGGACAAGCTGATCGGCGGCCTTTATTTCGGACAGGTCGTATTGCTGACTGGGAGAAGAGGGGAGGGAAAATCGACCTTTCTTTCCCAGTTGGCAGTGGAAGCGATTGATAAAGATTATCCGGTGTTTCTTTACTCCGGAGAGTTAGCGGATTATCATGTGAAAAATTGGATGGATCTCCAGAGCGCGGGGCCGGATCATATTATCATTCGCCAAAATAAGTATGAACAGGAATCCTTCTCTCTGGACAACGACACAATAGAAAAAATAAACCGGTGGTATGGAGACCGGGCATATATTTTTGACAATACGGTTTTAGATGCGGACATAGAAGAAACAGAGAGCTTGACAAAGACGATCGAAAGCAGCATTCAGCGGTATGGGATCAAAATGGTCTGCATTGATAATCTGATGACTGCAATGGACGCTATGCCCGGCGAGGACTTTTATCAGGCGCAGTCCCAGTTTGTGAAGCAGCTGAAAAAGCTTGCGGTGAAATATGACGTGGTGGTGATCTTAGTTGCCCACCCAAGGAAAACGAAAGAAGCGATCAGCAATGACGATGTTTCCGGCTCGTCTGACATTACCAACCGTGTCGACGTGGTGCTGTCCTATTCCCGGAATGAAAAAAAGTCTGAAGATATGCCGGACGAGTGCGACAGCAAGCTTTCCGTTTTAAAAAACCGGCTGACTGGGCGCCTTACCAGAGCTGGGAAAGAAATAGAACTATTTTACAGCAATATGTCAAAGCGGGTGACTTCACTGGAATCGCCGGAGCGTACTTATCGCTGGGAAATAAACGAGCGCAGCGAACTGCTCAATCTGGACGAGATGAAGCTGTTTGAAGCGGAAGAGTGGGAGGATCTGACAGATGAACTTTGAGGAACTGGAAAAGCTGGTGATAAAAAAGGCTCCTCTTCCCATGTCTGGAAGGTATGAAGAAACGGTGTGCTTTTTGGCGCTGCGCGGGCTTTACACCAGCCTTGCCGGCAAACGGATTACAAAAGAGCAGGCAGTGAAGGAACGGGTACAACTAAAAAAGGAATTTTATCACATGTGCTGGCTGCATGACCGCTACGCGGCCGCGCTGGCGCAGTATCAGGAATTTTTACGGTTGGCGGGAAGATACCGCCCGGAGATATTAGGCGCGCTGAAACGGCACGCGGAACCGGCAGAAGCGATGCGGCTGATGGCGGACTGCATTGCTTCGCTTTGCCAGGACAAGGTGTTTGCGCAGCGGGCAGTAAGGTTATTGGAAAAAGAGTATAACGATAAAGGGAAAAAATAAGGGGGAAATGAAGATGACCTATGAAGAAGCGCAGAAGATGGAACATCAATATTTGGAAGTGAAAGAATTGAAAAGCCGTGCGGAATATTGGGAGGGGCTTTTCAAGGAATTGATGAAGGAAAACGAAAGCTTGAAGAAGATGGTCAAGCGGTTAGGAGGAGGTCAGGTATGAAAGAAACACTGACCTTTCGGGCGAAAGAAGCGGATCAGGAAATAAAGTCAGACGCGGGGAAATGGAGGATCACCCTAGTGCCGCCGCAGATCATCTTTGACATTGCCGAGGTACGGGAATACGGGGTGAAAAAATACAAGGACCCGGAAAACTGGAAACGGGTGGAAAAGGCGCGGTATATCAACGCATTGTTCCGGCACCTGTTTGCATGGCTGATGAACCCATATTCCAGCGACCGGGAAAGCGGGATCAGCCATTTAAAGCACGCGGCCTGCAATATGGCCTTCTTGTGCGAGCTGCAAGCCCGTGAAGAAAAGGAACTGGAACGCTTGGAAGAGGAGATCACGGCATGACGGGGGAAAGGCTGGCCGAGGAGATCAAAATCTATCAGGGGATAAGCCGGATCTGTTTCATCATCGCGGATATTTGGGAACATGAATCCAATGCGCAACTAGCTATCCGTGCAAGAAAAAAACAGGAATATATCAAAAAGGCTCAGATCAGCCGGGAGAAGGCTCATAAACGGTATTTAGAGTATGTATCGGTTTATTTTCCTGACAAATAGAAAACGTCTGTAATGCGGCTTAGATTTTGCGATATGAGGGTGATTGCTATGAAAAACAAAACGGACAATCCTAGGAAGTTTATCAACCGTGTGATTGGTACGGCGAGCGGGAAAGACCGGAGCAAAGCCGGGAGGAGGAAAAAGAGGAAATGAGGGAATGAGGGAATGGATCGCATTATTCGTAAGCTGATTGCCGTTCCCATTGGCTTTATCGGGATCGGGATCATCGTTTTGGGCGTTTTGATCGAGGGGTTAGCGGAAATGATTTTGAGCGCGGGGGAGGAACAGGATTGACAAGCCAAGAGAAAAAACAATATTTACTAAAATATCAGCATTTCACCCAAGAAGTGGACAGGCTATCCGATGAGCGCGCGCAGACGCTTGCTAGAGCTCAGAAGATCACGCCGACCTTATCGGATATGCCTAAGTCACAAAGTGGCGCAAATCGCTTAGAATTGGCTGTAGAGGACATCGTAGAAAATGCTGACAAGCTGGCTGAAAAAATCCGGGAGATGTTGCGCGCCAAGGAAGAGATTGAACAGGTGATCGACAGTCTGGAAGATGATACCCTGCGACGGTTGATGAAGTACCACTACATAGACGGTAAGACGTGGGAAGAGGTTGCTGTTAAAATGTTTTATGGTTATCAATGGGTTTGTAAGCTTCATGGTCGAGCCTTAGCTAAACTTCAAATTAATAGGCGATAGAAAGCGATATAAAAAGTATGGTATCATTAAGATGGGAAAAGTGAAAAGATATTTGACACTCCTTTTCAAAGATTACGCGGTACAGCCGCCGGGATAATCCCGTAAATATTAAAGACGCGCCAAAACAGGCGCGAGAAAGAAAAAACGCAGGGGAATTAATCCTCTGCGTTCTTACATAATTCGTCCATAGAAACATTTAAAGCAATGGATAATTTTAAAACGGTCGAAACCCTGCCGTCACCACGTTTTTCTAAGTCCTCAATCGTTCTTATCGGGACACCACTTTTCTTAGATAATTCTGGAACAGAAATTTTTTTTGAAACTCGAATTTCTCTTAATCGCATGATTATTTCTCCTTTTGATTGCTTATCATTGAAAATATAATTGCAAATGCGGTTACTAAAATAGTGAGTGATACAAGCCAGTCAAAACCGTTTTTTATTCCAATGCAAATGTTCATTAAGAGCAAGATAAATAATACTATCGGAAACTTTTTCATTGTTGACTATTCACTGATTGTGAGATAAAATAAAGATAGTAAAGGGGGATTTCACCCCCAATACTATTAGCTTAGTAAAGTTTTAATTGCTACTGCAATACTGAGTATGACGGCTATCATTTCAAGTATGTGAGCGATTAACTTGCTAAGCTTTTTTATTTTCTTTTTCTTCACATTCAGTTTCCTCCTTTCCTTATGTATATATTATACCACGTAAAAACGTGGTTGTCAATACTTTTCTAAAACTTTTTTAAAATATTTTTTGCACTCAATCATTCGGTTGGGTGCTTTTATTATGCCATAAAGAGAGGTGGTGGAAAATGGCACAAAACGGCACAGATAGAGAACCGACAGCACGACAGAAAAAAGTAGCGGAAATGTTGATAAATCCGGAGTTTCAGGGGTCAATTACAGACCTTTGTAACGAGGCCAATGTGCCACGCAGAACGTTCTATAATTGGCGTGATGATCCAGTGTTTTGCAATTACCTTGATGGGTTAATAGATAAATATACTGACAGCGAACTCGCAGGAGTGTGGAAAGCATTGATTAAGCAGTGCTTAAGCGGAAATGTACAGGCGATTCGTTTGTTCTTTGAATTAAAAGGCAAATTCTCTCAACAACAATCTAAAGAGGAAACATCAGAGTTATATAAGGTGTTAGAAAGGGCTTGGAAATGACATTAAAAAATATATCAGAAAAGCAGGGAAAGGTTTTAGGATGGTGTCAAAACCCGATAAGCCGGGAAAAGTATAGTGTAATTATTTGCGACGGTGCAGTTCGATCCGGCAAAACTGTTTGTATGGTTATTTCTTTTGTTCATTGGGCTATGCGTTTTTATAATGGTGCGATATTTGGAATTTGTGGAAAGACTGTACAGAGTGCGGAACGAAATATTATAACCCCGATATTTGAAATGTCAGATATCACAGAATATTATTCGTTGTCCTATACCAGATCAACTAAGTTGTTAACAGTGGCTGGAAAAGAACATACAAACAGCTTTTATATTTTCGGGGGAAAAGACGAATCCAGTTATATGTTGATACAAGGGATAACATTATCAGGTGTGCTGTTTGATGAAGTGGCGTTAATGCCAAGAAGTTTCGTGGAGCAGGCAATCGCGAGAACCGTTTCCGTAGAAGATTCAAAGCTATGGTTTAACTGTAACCCGGAATCTCCAAATCATTGGTTCTATAACGAGTGGATCAAAAAAAAACAACCGGATACACTACATTTGCATTTTTTAATGTCTGATAATCCAATCATGACAAAAAAAGCGATTGAAAAAGCAGAACGACGTTTCGCCGGAGTATTCTATGATCGATATATCAAAGGCCTGTGGGTGTTAGCGGAAGGGCTTGTATACCCGATGTTCAATGAAAAAGAGCATGTTGTGAGGGAAGTCCCGGAAGCCGGGCGGTATTTCATTTCTATCGACTATGGGACGCTGAATCCGTGCAGTATGGGGCTGTGGTGCCTGAACGGGAAACAGGCGGTAAGGATTGCTGAGTATTACCATTCCGGGAGGGACACGCAAAAGCAGCTGACCGACGAGGAATACTATCAGGCTTTGGAAAAGCTGGCAGGAGAGCGGTACATTGAGTATGTGGTGGTCGACCCGTCGGCGGCGAGCTTTATCACCTGCATACAAAAACATAGGAGATTCCGGGTAAGGAAGGCAAAAAATGAGGTAGTCAATGGGATCAGGGTGACGACCACGATGTTGCAAAACAAAAATATCCTGTTCCATGAAAGCTGCCGGAACACCATCAAGGAATTTGGCCTTTACCGGTGGGACGATAAGGCAACGGAGGACAGGGTGATCAAGGAGAACGACCATTGTTTGGTTGGAAACAGCATTGTACATACGCCAAAGGGAGATTTTGAAATAAAAGAACTGGTCGGAAAGACAGGAAAAATATATTGTTATAACGAATCAGATAAGGCTTTGACCGTGTCTGATTTTTTTCATGTTCGGAAGACACAGGAATCAGTACAGGTGTATGAGATCGAACTAGAAAATGGGACGAAAATCAAGGCAACTGCGGAACACCCATTTTTAACAGAAACAGGCTGGAAAATGTTAAAGGAGTTATCGGAGAATGACCGAATTGTTTGCATAGGAGGATTCGCAAATGGAAATAACCTATCTGGAAAATAATGATTTAGCTGTGTTTCATGGGAATAAATTTAGACGGGACAAAAAAACAGGATATTATCTTAACTCTAATTTGCATTTGAGACTTCATCGGGCTGTTTGGACAGCCTATCATGGAGAGATTCCCAAGGGGTACCATATACACCATTTAGATGGGGATAAACAGAACAATGATATTGAAAATCTTGTGCTTATCAGGGGCGAAGAGCATAGTTCTTATCATGGCAAAAAAAGAGATCAGGAACATCACCAGGAAATCGTCGAAAATCTCTTAACCAATGCTGTACCTAAGGCAAAAGCGTGGCATGGGTCAGAAGCAGGAAAGATATGGCATTCTCAACACGCAAAAGAAAACTATCGGAAAATGGAAAAAAGAGAATACCATTGTTTGCAATGTGGGAAAGTGTTTTACAAGAAGCCAATAAGCAAAAATAAGTTTTGTTCAAATGCTTGTAAATCTGCGTATAGACGAAAATTGGGATTAGATAACATAGAAAAGGAGTGTGCTGTCTGTGGAAAAACGTTTCTCAACAACAAATATTCAAAGCAAACCGTCTGTTCCAGAGAATGCAGTAATCAGCTTCGTCGGGATAAAAAGCATACGTCCAGCCGGGATAGAAGATGTTTATAACATGGAAGTAAAGAAACACCATAATTTTCTGATAAATGGTGGGCTAGTGGCGCATAACTGCATGGACGATATCCGCTATTTCTGCAACACGATTTTAATTGACACCATGCCAAAACTAAACAGAACAATTACAGGAGGAATATAGGAATGTTTATGATCGCCAAAGAAACCCCGCTGACATTGCCTTTATTGCAGGAGTTTCTTGATAAGCATAGGAACGAGGTCAAAAACCGATATGAGAAACTAAAAGCGGCCTATGAATCAGATCACGATATTCTACATATGCCAGACAAACCTAAATACAAGCCAGATAACCGTATTGTGGTAAATTTCCCGAAATATATCGTGGATACCATGAACGGTTTTTTTATTGGGAATCCGATTAAGATTGTTTCCGATGATGAATCTGTATCCGACTTTGTGGAATACCTAGACCAGTACAACGATCAGGACGATAATAACGCAGAACTATCAAAAACCATGAGCATTTACGGCAGCGGGTTTGAAATGTACTACACAGATGAAAATTCTGAATTGTGCATGACCTATCTTTCTCCGATAGAGGCGTTCATGATCTACGATGATTCGATCGTTGAACGGCCTCTTTATTTTGTGCGGCGGTATACGGACAGGGAAAATCATGAATTTGGAAGTATTTCCAATCAGTACGGTGTGCGTTATTTCAAGGTTACAGGCGGCCTTGCATGGCTTGATGAAGATTGGGAGCCGCATTACTTTGACGGTGTGCCTGCTACCGAGTATTTGGAAAATGCGGAAAGGCAGGGGATCTTTGAGCCTGTCCTGTCAATGGTGAACGCATATAACAAAGCGATTAGTGAAAAGGCGAATGACGTTGATTATTTTGCTGATGCCTATTTGAAAATACTAGGAACATTGGTAGAAAACGAAGATTTAAAGTTTATTCGTGATAATAGGGTAGTGAATTTTCCAGGAGATGACGCACAGAAAATAATTGTTGAATTTATGGATAAGCCAAACAATGACACAGCGCAAGAAAATCTTTTGGAACGTCTAGAACGCCTGATCTTTAATATGTCTATGGTGGCGAATATCTCAGATGAAAACTTTGGCGCTAGTTCCGGGATTGCACTGAAATATAAGCTGCAATCCATGTCAAACCTTGAAAAGACCAAAGAAAGAAAGTTTACTAGCGGCATGAACCGGAGATATAAGCTGTTATTTTCACACCCGGCATCAAAGGTGCCCGCTGATTCATGGGTAGGACTTCACTATCAATTTACCCCTAACATTCCCGCTAACCTACTTGAAGAAGCGCAGATAGCGGCGCAGATGGAAGGTATCACAAGCAATCAAACACAATTAAAGGTGCTTTCTATCGTTGATAATGTGCAGGACGAATTAGACCGGATAGAGGAAGAAAACAGCGCACCGGCTGAAACCATTGTTGAACGCTCTATGTTTGGAAGGAATGGAGAATCAATGTCACCAGTATCCGAGGAATCATCGGCTACTAATACAGAGGATTTAACAAATGGACAGTAAAGAATACTGGCAGCGCCGGGAAGATGAAAACACAAAGCACTATATCAAGCAAGAAGAGGAATATGACCGGCAAATAGAAAAAATATATGATGATATGCTAGACAGCATTCAGAAAGAAATAGATGGCTTCTATGGCCGTTATGCAAGCCGTGAGGGTATTACTATATCCGAAGCGAAAAAGCGTGTTTCAAAGCTGGATATTGAGGAATACGAGCGCAAGGCTAAGCGATATGTTGAAGATGCAGCCAGAGATCGGAAAGCAAACGACGGAAAAACCAACTATAAGGGCTATTATTTTTCTGATAAGGCAAATGAAGAAATGCGCTTGTACAACCTGACAATGAAAGTTAACCGCCTTGAAATGTTGAAAGCTAATATAGGGCTTGAAATGATTAAAGGCCATGCAGAACTAGAAACCTTTATGGGGGAAATCCTGCAAGGGCGGACAGAGGAAGAACTAAAGAGGCAAGCGGGCATATTAGGAAACACGATTAAAGACAATGCGAAGCTTGCGCACACTATCCCGAATGCCTCTTTCCACAATGCGACGTTCTCAGACCGGATCTGGATGTATCATGACGTTATGAAAGCTGATCTTTCCAAATTACTGCAAACCGGCTTGATTCAAGGTAAAAATTCCCGGCAGCTGGCGAGAGAACTCAGGAAATATTATCACGGCGACGAACGCTTAAAAAACGGGAGAAACGGCGCGATCTACAATACGGAACGCCTGATGCGCACCGAGATGGCAAGGGTGCAGACCGAAGCGCAAAGGCAGTCTTTCATTGAAAATGGATTCACTCAATATATGTTCATAGCAAACAGCGGGTGCTGCGCTGATTGTCAGGCGAACAACGGGAAAGTATTTGACGTTGAAAAAATGATGCCCGGTGACAATGCGCCGCCTGTCCACCCGCACTGCCGGTGTTCTACAGCAGCCCATAGAAGCCGCGAAGAATTTGACGCAATGATGGACTATATAGACCGTGGCGGAACAATGGAAGGCTGGGGACAAGGCAGACATGCTGAGTGGTTAAAGCAGAAAAATGGTGGGAAAGCTGTTGCAAAATCCAGTGGGAATGGTATAATATCTTTAAGGAAACCTTTGAGGATAGATATGCAATATTTTGCAAAAATCCCACCAGATAAAATCAACAAGTTTTTACTTAAACCGGGCGCCAAACATTCCAAAGAGTTTTTTGATGTTGGATATAAAGAAAGTGATTATGAACTTTTAGTAAACGATTTGTTAAATGGCTTTTCAAATGGTGAAATTGTAGATAGGATTGTATTTTCTAATGATGTAGAAAGATTTAGCATTTTTATGCAATTGGGCGTTAAAAAGAAAAAAAGATTTAGATCTGTTTGGCAAAAGGATACGCCAGAGAGTGAACCGCGTCTTATAACAGCGCACAGGGAGGATTAAGCATGGAAATTAAATTGTTTGATAAAGTGAAAATTATTGAGAATGGTATATTTGGTACTGTTGTTGATATTTATCAGGATAACGGATCTTCTGTGTTTGTAGTTGAGAGCGATTCAGAAAAGGCGAAAGGTGGATATGGAGACAAGTGGCCTTTGTTTGATTGCTTAGAAAATGAAATTGAAAAACTAAAGAAGGATTATGGAATAACATGGACGGAAATATAAAAGCACCTTTGCAGTGACGCAGGGTGCTTTTTTCATGCCTATTTTTAGAGGTGATGCAGCTTGATTGTAATACGCCGCCAAACCGACGGTATTACAGTAACCGGCCACGCGGGATATGCAGAACCGGGAAAGGATATTGTCTGTGCGGCTGTCAGCGCACTTTTACAGACGTTTATAGAATCGGTGGATAAACAGACCACCGGCAAATTAAAATGCGATATAAGGGCGGGAAATGCCCTTGTACGATATGGGAATCTATCAGCAGACGTTAAACTGCTTTTAGATTCCTTTTTTATTGGCGTTCAAATGATCGCCGACGCATACCCGGATTATGTCCGGGTGATCGTCTAAGCTATGCAGACGTTAAACCCATTAGGACAAAGGCAGGCGTGGAACCTAAAAAAGCTACGGCAAACATGCGAAAGTTTCAAAAACGGAGGTACATACATGAAAAAACGATTTGATTTACAGCTATTTGCGGAAGAAGCAGCCACGGACGCGGCAGCTGCACCCGCGGCAGAACAGGCAGAAGAACCGGCAAAACCAGAACCGGCACCAGCGGCTGTGCTGAAAGAGAAAGGCGCAAAATACACAGACGCGGACGTTGACGAAATCTTAAACAGGAAATTTGCGGAATGGCAGAAAAAACAGCAGAAAGCAGTGGACGAAGCCCAGAAGCTGGCGACCATGAACGCCACACAAAAGGCGGAGTATGAACGGGATCAGCTAAAAAAGGAATTAGAGGAGTTGAAGCGCATTTCTGCATTGTCCGAAATGAGCAAAACAGCCCGGAAGATGCTTTCTGACAACGGGATCACGATCTCCGACGATCTTCTTTCCGTTATGGTGACGGAGGACGCGGAAACCACAAAAGCCGCTGTCGACGGGTTTTCACAGATGTTTACCCAAGCCGTGGAAGCCGCCGTAAAAGAAAGGTTGAAAGGCGATCCGCCCCGCAAAGGCTCAGGATCAGGCGTGCCAGCCATGACGAAAGAACAGATCATGGCAATTCGTGACCCTGAACTAAGACAAAAGAAAATGCTTGAACACAAAGAACTATTCAATTTTTAGGAGGTAAATTATGAAACATTTTGATTTACAGTTATTCGCTGTTGATGAGAAAACAATCAAGGCGGCTGATCTTGCAAAAGTGCGAGATGTAGACTTTGCCGAAAGATTCACCACAGGGATTGAAACCCTCATGAAAATGCTGGGTATTACCCGTAAGATCGAGAAAAAAGCTGGGGAAATTTTGAAAGTATATAAAGTGACCGGCACTTTGGAAAGCGGCACGGTCGCAGAGGGGGAAGTGATCCCGCTTTCTAAATACGAAACCACATACACCGCTATCGGTGAAGCAGAACTGAAAAAATGGCGCAAGGTGACAACCGCCGAAGCTATTTCTGAAAAAGGCTATGGACAGGCGGTCAACGATACCAATGACAGAATGCTCAAAGACATTCAAAAAGGCGTTAGAAGCGATTTTGTAACATTTCTGGGAACCGGTACAGGAAAGGCGACCGGCGTTGGCTTGCAGGCGGCTATGGCTCAGGTATGGGGACAGATGCAGGTACTGTTTGAAGATACCAGCATTGAAACTGTATATCTCATGAATCCGCTGGATGTAGCTGATTATCTGGGAAGTGCTCAGATCAGCACTCAGACCGCTTTTGGTATGTCCTATATTGAAAACTTCTTGGGTATGGGTACCGCTATTCTTGCTTCTGATATTCCGAAAGGAAAGATCTATGCAACAGCAGCAGAAAACATTGTTCTGTACTATATCCCTGTTACCAGCGCGGATATGGCGCAGGCGTTTGACCTGACCTCTGATGCAACCGGCCTGATCGGGATTCATACTGGCCCGACTTATGACAACCTTTCCGCTGAAACCGTAGCAGCTTCCGGTGTTGGCCTGTTTGCTGAAAAACTGGACGGAATTGTCATTGGTTCCATTACTACCGGGGTGGGAGCGTAAGATGTATCAGGTAATCAGACACTTTGTCGATCTACAGGACAAGGATTATCCGTATTATGTAGGAGATACTTTCCCTCGTCAGGGGTTAATTGTAAACGATACCCGGATTTTGGAATTATCCGGGAGCGGCAATAAACAGGGGGTTCCTTTGATCCGGCTTGTCGAGGAAAACAAGAAAGCACCGAAAAGAGCAAAAAAGACCGCCAAAGTATAGAGGGGGTGGGCTGAATGCTTGAAAATCTAAAAATCATGCTTGGCATTGCTGGGAATGACACTGCCCTTGATAGTAGATTAAACCTGATCTTGCAAACTGCAACGGCAAGGCTTAAAAACTTGCTTGGAGGCATTGAACCGCCTGAAAGCATGGCACATATTATCATGGAGGTATCAATCATACGGTTTAATCGGATAGGTTCTGAGGGTTTGTCTAGTCATTCAGTAGAGGGTGAAAGCCTTTCTTTTGCTGATAGCGATTTTTCAGGTTTTGCAGATGAAATACAGGCGTTTCTGGAATCTCAGGAATCCGGCACCCGTGGAAAGCTGAGGTTTTTATAATGAGATATGACACGCCTGTATATTTTCAACGAATCAAAGCGGGAGAATACAATCCAGACACCGGGGACTATGAACCAGATATTCCGGTTGAAACAAAGTGTTACGCCTCTGTTACCAATTCCGGGATTGAAACGCTCAATCTTGTATATGGCGAGTTGAAGCAAGGCAGCCTTACAATTCGCTTGCAGAATCATTATACAGAACCGTATGACCGCATCCGCATAGGTGATAAAATATATCGTGTTGATATGTCCCGGCCCTTGCGGGTGGGCCATACATTCGTTATAAGCGAGGCGCAGCAGAATGGCAAAGATAGTCTATAAGATTGACGGGCTGGAAGAACTCAACAAAAAACTGCGTAAAAATATAAATTTGGAGAAAGTAAAGCTAGTTGTAGACCAGAACGGTAGAGAACTACACAAAAAGATACAGGGAAACGCCAACTTTAAAAAAGGTTATGCAACCGGACAGACCAAAAAAAGCGTTGGACTGAGTATCAAAGACGGAGGTTTTACAGCGGAAAGCGGGCCGACAACGGAGTATTCCGAGTATTTGGAACGTGGCACCCGGCTTATGGACGCTCAGCCTTTTGTCAAACCCGCATTTGACGAACAAAAAGAAACATTTAAACAAGATCTGCAAAAGCTTGTAAAGTAGGTGATAAATTGGATTACCTAGACCCACAGCAGGAGTTATTTATTGCATTAAAACTAGGCATTGAAGCGATAGGATATGCGGTATATGACGGCGTTTTGCCGCCTGAAAATACCCCATATCCTTTCGTATATCTGGGAGAGTTCCGGCAAACGGATAGCCAAAATAAAAGCAAGATCAACGGGCTTGTTTATTCAACAATCCACGTTTGGAGCGACACACCGAAAAACCGGGGAACAGTTTCTAAAATCTTGCTTGATATCAAAGGTGTTTGCCGTAAGATCGAACACACAAAAACATTTGCTTGGTTTTTGCGCAATGTAAACCAAGGCATAATGCCAGACAATACGACAAAAACCCCTCTTTTACATGGATATGTAGATTTGGAGTTTCATTTTAGTTAGGAGGAAAAATAATGAATTTACAGTTATTCGCTGAGGCCGTAAGCGGTAAAAAAATCGTATACCTTTACCGGCTCAAAAGCACAGAAAGCACCAAAGCAGCGGAAGGGATTGCTTTTACTACTGAGAACAGCAGAACAAAATCTAAGGACAGCGATTCCACCGTAACAAAAGATGGTTCTATCCGTACACCGGGAGCCGTTGAGGTTGAAATCTCTGCTACTTCCATTCTGTCTAAAGGTGACACGCTGATCGCAGCACTTGAAGATGCGATGGATAGCAATGAATTGATTGAAGTATGGGAAGCAAACCTGGAAGAACCGGCAGAATCCGGAGAAAATAAGTTTAAAGGCATGTATTTCCAGGGCTATTTAACCGAAATCGAATACGCTTCCAATGCGGAGGATATGGTTGAGGTGTCCTTGACATTCGGCATCAACGGTTCTGGCAAGCGCGGTGATGTTACTGTGACTACTGCTCAGCAGGAAATGGCTGAATACGCATTTACTGATACAGTGAAAACAGGGGAATAAGCAAATATTTTACAGTTAAAGGGGGCGGTAAACGTCCCCTTTCATTTTTAGGAGGATTTAAAAATGTTTGAATTAACGATTAAAGGCGAAGTATATCAGTTTAATTTTGGAATGGGCTTTTTAAGAGAAATCAATAAAAAGATCAGCACCCCGGTCGATGGCCTGAAAGACGTTAATAAAAATATCGGCTTGCAGTATATCGTTGCCAGCGTTATTGATGGGGATCCGGAGGCACTGGTTGATCTGCTTGAAGTCGCAAACAAGGGCTTTAGTCCTAGAGTTTCCCGCAATTTGCTAGATTCATATATCGATGATGCTGAAACGGATATTGACGATCTGTTTAAAACGGTGATTGATTTTTTAAAGAATGCAAATGCTACGAAGAAAGCAGTGGAAACGATTCTGGAAGCAGTGGAGAAACAGAAAGCGAAAGAACAGGCGAACCAGAACTAAAAACCTTTGAAGAAGTATACCGGGAAGTTGCCTTAAATTGTTTTCGTTTTTTAGATTACAAGAGTTTTGCAGAGATTGACCGTATAACGATTCCAGAATATGAACTATTGATGGAATCGGTGCGGTTAAAACAGGTAGATCAGGACTATAGAAACCACTTGCAAGCCTATTTGAATTTTGTTGTTAAGGCTGAGAAAAAGGCCGGGAAGAACAAAACAAAGCCGGTATATAACCGGTTTGAAAAGTTCTTTAACTACGAAAGAAGAATTGAGGAAGTAAAAAATAAGGGCAAAGATACAGGCAGATTCGCCGGATTGAAAAGATTTTTGAAAAAGGGGGTGGAATGATATGGCAGAAAGCTATTCTGTAAAAGCGGTATTATCTGCTTATGATAAGGGCTTTACATCTGCCATGAAAAACGCCACAAAATCAACTGACAGTTTAGCGAGCAAAATAAAAAACGGCTTTTCGTTCGGAGTTTTTGCCGGTGCTGGGCAGCAGGCTTTTAGTATGCTCACAAACGGAGTAAAGGGCTTGATGGGCGATATGAGTTCAGCAAATGCCACATGGAAAACTTTTGCCGGGAATATGAAAATATTCGGAAAGAGTGCTGATATTAAACCGGTAAAAAAGGAACTGCAATCATTCGCCGAACAGACAATATATAGTTCAAGCGATATGGCGAGTACTTACGCACAACTGGCAGCGGTAGGCACTAAGAATACAACAAAACTTGTAAAAGGATTCGGCGGTTTGGCGGCAGCGGCGGAGAATCCACAGCAGGCAATGAAAACACTGTCACAACAAGCAACACAGATGGCCGCAAAGCCAGAGGTCGCATGGCAAGACTTTAAATTGATGTTGGAGCAGACACCGGCTGGGATTGCGGCGATTGCAAAGTCTATGGGAAAAACCACATCGCAGCTTGTAAAAGATGTCCAGGACGGCAAAGTGTCAACCGATGAATTTTTTAAGGCGATTGAGAAAGTCGGAAACAGTAAGGGCTTTATGGATTTAGCCACACAGTATAAAACCGTCGGTCAAGCTATGGACGGCTTGAAAGAAACGGCGGCGAATAAACTAGGGCCTGCTTTTGATGTCCTTTCACAGACCGCAACGGGCGCAATCAGCAAAGTTATTGACTGGATGGGCAAAATTGATGCCCAATCTATCGCTGATAAAGTTTCCGGTGCCGTTAATACGATCAAAAAATATTGGGATGCGCTGGTTGATTCCTTTTCCGGCGTTGGAACGGCTGTTTCTGGCGCATTTAAGGCAATCAAAGATGCGCTAGGTGCTACGGGTGAATTTAGCAATGTTTCACCGCTGGAAACGTTTAAAAATGCGGCTAAAAGTGTTGCAGACACAATCAAGTCTGTATCAGCATTTTTGACGGAACATGCGGACACAATAGCAAAAATCCTTCCATGGGTTGGAAAAGCGGCGGCGGCGTTCTTAGCGTTCAAGGCAGTCAATTCTGTTGTTCCCGGTTTGGGTTCGTTTGCTAAGTCGCTTGTATCAATGGCGGGGAAAGGCGTTGCAGGACTAGCAACGAAACTTTTCAGTATTGCCGGAGGCACGAAAGCGGCTGGAAGTGCGGCAGCTGGAAGTGCTACCCAGATGATGGCCTCTGCGAAATCGTTTATGATGATGGGTGCCGCTACGCTCATGATAGCAGCAGGATTCGCCTTATTAGCGTTTTCGGCGATTAGCTTAGCAAATGCCGGAGGGCCTGCAATAGCGGTGATGGCGGGGCTTACAGTGGCTCTGGTGGGCTTAGGCGTTGGTATGGCGCTCCTCTTGAAATTCTTAAGCACATTAGGCCCAACTGCTACACAGGGAGCAATGGCGATGCTTATTCTAGGTGCGGCGGTTCTTGTAGTTAGTATTGGCTTTGCGGTACTGGCGGCAACTGCTATCGCTCTAGCAAATTCAGGCGGATTGGCTATTGCAGTTATGGCCGGGCTTGTGATTGCTCTGGCGGCTCTTATGGTATTAGCGGCTGTTTTAGGGCCTGCATTAGCGGCGGGGGCTGTTGGATTCATTGCATTCGGTGCAGCTATCTTGATGTGCGGTGCCGGCGCTTTATTGGCGGCTGTAGCATTGCAGTTAGTTGTTGCTGTACTTCCTCAACTTATAGCTTATGGCTTGCAGGGGGCTGTTTCTATTCTGGCATTAGGGGCGGCCTTGCTCGTGTTTGGTGCTGGTGCTCTAGTAGCTGGTGCTGGGGCTTTAGTCTTAGCTGTTGGGCTGGCGGTGGCTGGGGTCGCAGTTGTCGTCCTTTCAGCGGGCTTTGTAGTGCTTTCGGCGGCAATTTTAGTTGCAGCTTTAGGCCTATCTTTGCTTTCGACTGTTCTTCCTATATTTGCAGAAAATGGGGCGGCGGCAGCCGGGGCGTTTGTTAAGTTAGGCGCAGCATTGCTGATCTTTGCGCCGGGCGCATTGGCAGGCGGTGCAGCGGCAGCGGTGCTTGGTGCTGGTTTGCTCGTGGTAGCTGGGGCGGCGATGATGATTGCAACGGCTATGATGTTAGTTTCAACCGCAACTGTGATCGCAGGCGTGGGCTTGCAGATGATTGCTCAGATATTACCCATTATTTCATTGTTTGGCGGTCAAGGTGCAGCGGCTCTTGTCGAATTAGGGGCGGCGTTCCTTGTATTCGGTGCGGGGGCAACAGTGGCGGGGGCTGGTACGCTTGTCCTTGCGGCTGGATTTACGGCGTTAGGAGTTGGCGCTTTATTGGCGGCTGTAGGCATAACAGCAGTATCCGGAGGCATTGCCTTATTGAATATGGTATTCCCGATGCTGGTTGCAATCAGCGGCGAAGCCTCGGCGGCCTTGCTAGAAATCGGCGGCGCATTATTAGCCTTTGCGCCCGGAGCATTAGCAGCCGGTGCGGCAGCGGGAATCTTTGCGGCTGGTATGGTTGCGGCTAGCGCCGGTATTATGGTTGCAGCTGTAGCTGTTGGGTTGTTGGGCGCAGGAATGACACTTGTTGCATCAATGGCCTTAGTAGCAGCAACAAGCTTTACGATTATGGCGGCAACATTACCGTTGATTGTTGGTATTGCGAAACAGGGAGCAGTTGCGTTTATGACTATGAGCACGGGCCTGTTGGCATTTGCGCCGGCGGCATTAGCAGCAGGGGCGGCGGCTTTAGTTTTGGGCGCTGGTATGGTAGTTGCGGCGGCTGGAATTACGCTTGTTTCTGTTGCAATTATGGCTTTATCGGCTGGAATGATGTTAATTGCATTATCGGCTCAGATTTTTGCGGCAAGTATTGCGCTTATGGCGGCTTCTTTGCCTCTTATTGTGGCGATGGCCGGACAGGGTGCGATTGCGTTTACTGTATTAGGTTCAAGCCTTGTGGCGTTTGCACCGGCGGCTCTGGCCGCTGGAGCTGGTGCGTTAGTGCTGGCGGCGGGGCTTACAGTTTCCGTTGCAGCTATGACGTTGCTTGCAGCATCTACACTGGCGGCGGGTGCGGCTATGACGTTATTGACAGCCGGCACTATGACGTTTGCAATGGGCTTGATGATGGTTTGCAGTACGATCACAACGGTTATATCGGCGTTTATGCTGATCCCGGTTGCTTCAATGCTTGTTATTTCTGCGTTTACGGCGTTAATGGGAATGTGTATGGTAATGAGCAGTACATTGCTTGTATTATCGGCATCCTTGTTGGTTCTTGTTGGTAGTGCGGCGGCCTCAGCGTTAGGGATTGGAGCGTTTGGAATTGCAATGATGACAGCAAGTGCTGGGACGCTTTTAATGGCGGCGGCCTTGAAGTCTGTTACTTCTAAAATGAAATCCATTGCTAAAAACGCAAAGTCAGCAGAAAAATCACTGAAAACCATGAAATCAGCGGTGAAATATGTGGAAACCGGACTTGATTCGCTTGGGAACAAAGCGAAAACAGCTATGAATAAGTTGAAAAACGCATTTGATAATACAGCAAGCAAGGTAAAAACCTCTGGTAAGAAGGTTGGAACCGGATTTACTCAGGGTATGAAAGTAGGTTTACAGCTTGCGCCTATGATTGCAAATCTTACAGTTGTTTCTATAACTGCAACATTACGATCTGGCCGCAATGCGGTATACAGTGCCGGGGCATATATCAGTAAAGGATTTGCGCAAGGTATGTTGTCGTGCCTTAGCAGAATCAGAAACGCAGCGAACCAGATGGCAGCGGCGGCCGATAGGGCAGTAAGGGCAAAAGCGAAGATCAAAAGCCCGTCAAGAGTAGCGGCCGGTTTAGGTGCATATTGGGGTGAAGGTTTTGCAAATGGTATTTCTGAAATGACCGGTAAGGTGCAGAAAGCAGCAAATAACCTTGTATCAATCCCGAATATTTCTACGCCTGATCTAGCTTTAGCATATGGTGGCGAGATGTCCGCTGATTATGAATATTCCCGCAATGCTCAATATACAATCGTTGTACCGGTTGAGATTGACGGAAAAGAAACTGCTCGTGTGATTGCGCCATATTCTGAATCAGAACTATCCAAAAGGCAGATCAGAGAAAGCCGAAAACATGGCAGAGTGTAGGAGGGGAAGTAATGTATCATTTTATTGATGTTACAGAAGTTTCGGAGGGGAATTTGCTTCCCTCCGAAGCTTTAAAGCTAAACAGCGAATATATTGAAAATCTGATTCCGGGCTATCGCACTTTGGCCGTTTCAGGGCGTGAAGCGTTGTCCCCGGAGTTATCAACCTATGAATCCGGCGTTCGAGACGGTTCTTCCCTACTCAATAGGAGATACCCGGCCCGGACAATCGTTGTAAAATATCAGCTTATGGCCGAAACAAGTGAGGCATTCCGGGAGGCATATAATCAACTAGGCAAGATCCTAAATGTTGAAAACGCAGAAATGATATTTAACGATGAACCGGATAAATTTTATATCGGCACACCGTCCTTAATTGATGAAGTTGACCCCGGAACAAATGCCGTTGTCGGTGAAATCGAGTTTCTGTGTCTTGATCCGTTCAAATATTCCGTTGTCGAATATGAGGCGGAACCGTCACTTGATGAATCAAGCATACTGATCGACTACAACGGGACATATAAATCGTTTCCAGTTCTGGAAGCTGATTTTTTCAGTGAAAAGGACGTTGCAGACGATGGAGAAACGGCGGGGACACTTACCGGCTCAGGCGATTGCGGCTATGTTGCTTTCTTCACTGAGGACGAAAAAATCATACAGCTTGGGAATCCGAATGAAGAAGATACCGAAGAAGCATACGCAAAATCCCAAACGCTCATGAATCAAACTTTTCTTAGTAGCACTGCATGGGGAACAACTGCAAAATCATTGTGGGGTGTAAATAACGGGACTGTATTACCTACATCTGTAAAGCAGCTTGGTAGTGTGGCGATGAAAGTCGCCTCCTATACGCCACCTCCTAGCCCTACAACGACAACCGCAACTATCTTGAATAAGGCAAAAACAACAGTAAGCGCACCGACTTTTTATTATACGATCAAGGCGAAAACGACAAGCCGAAACGCAACATCGGTTAAAGTTAGCCTAACAATAACAACCTCTTTAGGCTCCAGCGGTTCATATTTTGGGCGTGGATACGGGCTTAGGGGTTCTGTGTATATTGGTGGTTCGTGGCATAATATCACAATTAAAAACACGAGTTCATATTGGAAAGGAAAAAGCGGTCATACTGTGAGCATGGCCGTTACTGTTTCGGGGCTTTCTGGTACAACTTCATCTATTTCCGGTATCAAGTTCAAAGTAACCAGAACAGACAGCCTAGGAACAGCAGGAACCCTAGGAGAAACATCGTGTAAAAGCTTGCCAATCAGTACCTATATTGCAAGCGTGCCTGAAACCTATTATCTAGCCGCCTCTAGTTATGGCTCAGCTAACGGGGCATGGCATGGCCCATCTATCACTAGGACATTACCGGCGGATGCGGCGGGGGATATTGGAGCGCAAAACTTCACATTGACCTATAAACAAAAAATGTCAATCAGCAGCAGCGGAACCGGCCAATTAGGGGCCTTTCAGGTTCAGGTTGTCGGGACTAATGGGGAGAAGATCGCCGGGGTACGGATATATAAAAATACATCTGGGAAATCCGGTCGGCTTGTCTTGTATATTGATGGCGCACAGGTATATACCGGAAGCCTTGATTTATCGTATAACAATAAATATTTTGGGGCAAAGGAATCATCTGTTCAAACCTCTACTATCTCTAAAAGCGGTAGTAAAATTACTTTCAGCATAGGAGGAGTGAAAAAGACGTTCACCGATTCCGGGGTAAGTGCGGCAAAGGCTAGGAAAGTTACTTTCACTTTTGAACAGTATTCGACAAAATCAGCATTGTCGTATAACGGGCTTTATCGTGCAAAATTTGTCAAAAATAACTGTGAAACGGAAAAGGACATTCCGAACAAATTCAGCGCCGATGATGTTGTTGAGGCAGATTGTAAAAACGGTGATATTCGCTTGAATGGAATATTATCGCCGCAGCTTGGAGCATTGGGGAACGATTGGGAAGGGTTCTATTTAACACCCGGACTAAATCAGATCGGTATTTCCTATTCTGAATGGGTGCCCGCTGAATATGCGCCTGCATTCAAGGTTAGATATAGGGAGGTTTTCCTATGATTGTTTACTTTGCAGACCGTAAAATGAATATTCTAGGCATGGGGAGCACGGAACTAAGAAAAGGGTTAACCATAGCCAATGATAAGAAAACTGAAGAAATCGAAACCGGAGTTGCAATCTTTGAATGTGATATTCCTTACGATTCAAGCACAAGGGAAAAGGTTAATGCTTGCGCTGAGGTTGGAAACTATATCTTGCGGAAAAACGATGATGAAAACGAGTTCTACACCATCATTGAATCCGAAATAGATACCAAAAAACAGGTTGTATATATCTATGCAGAAGATGATGGAATGGACTTGTTGAATGACGTTGTAGGCGCATATGAAGCTGATAAGGCATACCCGATCAGCCATTACATCAATAAGTTTTCCGCCGGCTCTGGTTTTGTGATTGGGAGGAATGAAGTTTCAAGCCTTACCCGAAAATTAAGCTGGGACGGTGAATCTACAGCGGCGGCCCGGCTTGCCAGTGTTGCGACACAGTTTGATGGGTGCGAAATCTCGTACAGTTTCGACATTAAAGGTTTGTTTGTAACAAAAAAGTATATCAACATCTATAAGCAGCGGGGAAAGGACATAGGGATTCAATTACGGCTGAATCAGGATATAGACAGTATTACCACGTCTAAATCTATCGCTAATCTTGCAACAGCTTTAGAATGTACCGGGGGAACGCCTGAAAATTCGGAGAATCCGATCACACTGAAAAACTATACCTATGACGACGGTGATTTTTATGTCGACGGCACTGTTTTAAAATCCCGTACAGCCCTTAAAAAATGGGCCAGATATTTATGGAGGACTGAGCAGGCACAAGCATCCGGCGGGCATATCGTGAAACAGTTTTCCTATGACACGACAAGCCCGGCGACATTGTGCTCTCATGCAAGAACAGAACTGAAAAAGGCTCGTGAAATAGAAGTCAATTATGCTGTTGACCTGAAAAAATTGCCTGAGAACGTCAAAATAGGTGATCGGGTCAATATCATAGATGACGAGGGCGGCCTTTATTTATCGACAAGAATTTTAAAACTTGAAGTTTCCGTTGCGGAAAAAGAACAGACCGCAACATTGGGAGAATATCTCATTAAGGGAAGCGGGATTGCTCAGAAAGTGGCTGATCTTGCGGCCCAGTTTGCGAAAAACTCAGTTTCGGCAACCCGTGCTCTTGCTATTGCAAACAATGCGAAAGCGGCGGCGAATGCAGCACAAACACAGGCAGATCAGGCTGTTTCCGACGCAGCCTCAGCGCAAACAGCAGCCAATGCGGCACAGCAAACGGCGGATCAGGCTGAACAATCAGCACAGGAAGCACAAACGGCGGCCAATAACGCACAAACGGCTGTTGGTGAAGTTGTTGAAAGTGTAACGTCATTACAGGAAACTGTAACAAACGCACAAACAGCGGCTGATAATGCCTATACAGCGGCGCAGACAGCGCAGACAAAAGCTGAGGAAGCGGCAACGGCGGCGAGCAATGCCGTTAAGGATGCAACAGAAGCAAAGACAGCGGCGGCCACTGCTCAAAGTACAGCGGATGGAGCGGTAACCAATGCGGAAACTGCAATCAGTACGGCGAACACAGCGAAAGCGCAGGCAGAGGGAGCAAGCGCTACGGCAGAAGCGGCGAAAGCCGACGCGCAGGAGGCACAGAAAGAAATTGATTCTCTTGGCGATAACCTTGATACCCTTTCCCACACTATGACGGCTGAATATGCTCGGAAAACGGATTTGACCGAAGCTACATCGAACCTGCAAACCCAGATCACCCAGAATGCCGGAACGATCGCAACGCACGCCAAGCAGATCACAACGATTGACGAAACGGCCAATAATGCAGCCGAACAGGCAGAAGCCGCTAATAATACGGCAGCTGCCGCTAAAGAAGCAGCCGATAAGGCTACAGCAGATGCGACCGCGGCTCAAACAGCAGCCGATACTGCGAAAACCGCCGCGGCAAACGCTCAAAGTGAAGCAGACGCGGCAAAAACGGCGGCAGAAACTGCAAAAAATGTCGCAGATAAGGCTGAAACAGACCTTGAAGCAGCAAAGGCCGATCTTGCAACGGTACAAGGACGGGTTGATGCCACAGAAGAAGACATTGCGGCGGCAGAGGCGGCTGTAGCTGATGCGCAAGCGGCTGCCGATAAAGCAAAAGCAGACGCAACCGCAGCGGTAGAAGCAGCTGAAACCGCCCAAACTAAAGCGAATACAGCGGTAGATAATGCAGCGGCGGCTCAGAAAGCGGCCAACGATGCGGCGAGTAAAGCGAATTTGGCACAAAAGACTGCGGACGAAGCGAAAGGAGATGCGACAGCCGCCCAGACAAAAGCGCAGGAAGCTGCCGAAGCCGCAGCAAAGGCACAATCTACGGCAGATACAGCAAAAACAAATGCGGACACAGCCCAGGCAACAGCAGATACCGCCGCTCAAAAAGCATTGGCAGCGCAAAACGCCGCAAATGATGCAGATGCAAAAGCCCAGCAGGCGGCGGCTGATCTTGCCACAGCACAGCAAAACCTAGCCAATGTTACAAGCCGTGTTGACGCAACGGCAGAGGAAGTAGCCGCGGCACAAGCGGCTGTTGAAACGGCACAAAAGGCGGCTGATTTGGCGAAAACCAATGCCCAAGCGGCGCAGGCAACAGCAGATACGGCAAAGGCAAACGCCCAGGCAGCGCAAAATGCGGCTGACACTGCAAAGACTGCTGCCGATAATGCGCAGGCGGCAGCAGACGAAGCAAGATCCGCAGCCGAACAAGCACAGCTTGATGTTGATAATTTGGAATCCCGTGTTACATCAACAGAAACGTTGATCGAACAGAATACCAAAGACATATCTCTATCTGCAACCAAAGAAGAAGTCACTGAAACCCTGGGCGGCTTTTATACCAAAGAGGAAGTCGAAGCGTTATTAAAAATTAAGGCTAACGAAATCATCATGAAATTCACGGAGGAAAATAAGAGTATTTATGATGAAAACGGGAAATTGCAGGAACAGATTAACGGTATCACAAAGTATTTCACTTTTAATCTGAACGGGTTAACGATCGGGGAGGTGGACAGCCCAAATAAAATCGTTATCGACAATAAGAAAGTTGCGATTATTGTAAACGGCGTAGAGGTTGAACAGTTCGATGCAACTGGGAAAGGCTTGATCCCGGATTTAGAGGTGACAAGAAGTTTTGAACTTTTGGGGCTGCTTATTACCGAGGATAACGAACGGGTCAACTGCAGAGATATGGAGGTATAGCAGATGGCGATTTCAATTAGCATTTCATTAGCGCAAACATCACAAAGCGTTTCCGGGAACTATTCCTATGTTTCCGCAACGGTTAAATATAATAAATCGTCCACGACATGGAACGCTAACGGGGCACCGCTGACGATTGTTGTGAATGATTCTACTGCTTGGAGCGGTGACGTTACCTTCCCGAAAGGAACAACCAGCGGGACATTGAAAACCGTTACTTCTATCAAGGTTCCGCATGACAGTGATGGTACTAAAACCGTATCAGCGAGTGCAACGCTTGTTTCTGGTACTAACTCAGGGACGGTCAAAGCCAGCACGTCGAAAGCATTGACACGAATACCGAGGAAAAGCACGCTGAGCGTTGAAAATGGAACGCTAAACACCGGCCAGACGTTGACCGTCACACGACAAGCAACGAGTTTCACGCATACCATAACGGCAAAGTGTGGGAGCGCCAGCACAACGATCTGTACAAAGTCAACAAGTGAAAGTATAAGTTTTACGCCTCCGCTTAACTGGGCGAGCCAAAACACAACCGGTACAAGTCTTACAGTGACCTACACGATCACAACGTACAGCGGAACAACAAACTTAGGCTCAAACAGCTATACAAAAACCTGTTCTATCCCGTCAAGTGTAAAACCGTCTGTTTCTATTTCCGTTTCGGATGCTATGGGATACAGCGGGACATATGGCGGATGGGTTCAGGGAAAATCAAAAATCGCCGTTTCGCTTACCTCATCCGGCTCTTATGGTTCAACCATTAAAAGCCGGTCAACCTCTGTAGACGGGAGCAAATACACATCTGCTTCCTTTACTACAGGTGCTATTAAAGGCAGTGGAACATTAAAAATTAGTTCAACTGTAACCGATTCGAGGGGCAGGACTGCAACAGATTCTGAAAATATAGCCGTTTTGGCGTATTCTTCCCCAATCATCAGCGCTGTTAGCGCCGCACGTTGCAATTCGGACGGATCAGCCAATTCTTCCGGCGCATATATCAAAGTGACTTTCAGCGGGAAAGTGACGGCGTTAGATAATCACAATACGGCGGCATATTCGCTAAAGTACAAGAAAACAGCGGATACGGCGTACACAACGGTTACGTTGTCGAATTATGCGAATGCATATACTGTCACAAATGGCACGTATATTTTTGCGGCTGATACTATATCAAGCTATGACATAGCTGTAACGGCGGCGGATAATTTTAGTTCTGTGAGTAAGCAGACAAGCGGGTCATCAATCAAAAAAATTTGGTCGATCTGGAAAAAGAAATTTTCTATCGCATTCGGGAAGATCGCAGATATTGAAAATTCCGTTGATTTTGGTTTGCCAGCATATTTTAGGCAGGGGATTTATTTTCCAGGTAATTTCAATTCCGATTTCATAAAAAACACGCCGCTTAATTTGGGAACTGCGGAAGAGATTCCCAATGGAGCGGATTTGAACAGCTATACTGCGCCGGGGACATATGACTGCAAGGTAAACGCGACCGCAGAGACCATTGTCAATAGACCGTCAGGCTTGAAAAACCTATTTAAGTTAGTAGTGCAAGACAACGGTGGAACCAATCTTACAGGAACACAAATGTTGTATAGCTTAGATAAAATATATTTTAGATATTTTTGGAGAAGCAATGCGAATTGGTTATTTGATGAATGGGTACAAATCCATACTGACGGTGGTTCTAATTTTTATACAGCAAAAGATCAATTTTTTTCCAGCGGAAATTACGGATTTAACTTTAATAATTCAGATGTAATTGGTTTTAATGGTATTTATTTTAATGATGCCGCAAATGATGGGCTTGAGGGACTAAATTTTCCAAAATCAGGGATTTCAATTTCCGGCCCAGATTATGTTTTTAAAGAAACAGATTTCTATACATTAAGAATAGACGCTAACGGTGAATTAAAAAAAGATGGTAACTTAGTTCCTGTATATGGCGAACATATAGGAAAAACATTATGGAGCGGAAGTTGGAAGTCAGGTTCGATCACGATCCCAAATCTAAAGAAATATCGTTTATTCGCGCTGTTTGATTCCGAAAAAGGGACAGTCATTTTAGTACCTCGAACTACAAGTTGGTTTCGTGGATTAGGCGGATATATATCTGATAGTGAAAATCTGTGGTGGTATGCGATCAACGCAGAAATTACGAATCTAGAAAATGGGACGGTGAAACTTATTAAACAAGGTGGTTTTATGAATAAAGGTACAGGGGGAATGCAATCATGGACAACAACCAGTATCGTGGGTATAGTGTAGGAGAGTGAAAATATGCAGCTACAAGTAACAGACGGATACATCACCGGGTATGCGACGGTAGGCGGGTTCCCAGACGGGATAGAGGTGCCGGACAGCTTTTTGGAAGAACTGGAGCCGGAGAAAATCGGGTATTACAAATATGAAGGCGGGAAGGCCGTATTAGACGAGGAAAAATATGCTGCTTATCTGGCAGAGAAAGAACAGGGAGAGGCTTCCCAGTCTGAATATATTCCAAGTAAACAGATATCTATGGAAACTGTGATAAGAACTATGTTAGAAACGAGTACATTCACAGACGATGACATCAAGTTGAAAGCTTCTGGCTTATATGAAGTCTGGACACCGGGGAAATATGAAGTTGGAGAGATCCGCAACTGGTATGACCAGACGTGGGAATGTTTCCAGACACATGATAACGCGGTGTACCCGGATATCAAACCAGATAATCAAGCATGGTTTACTTTCTGGAAACCACTACATGGAAAATCAAAGGAAACAGCTCGCCCTTTTGTACCAGTACAAGGATCACATGATATATATCATGCCGGGGAATACGTCTGGTATGAGGGTGTTTTATATGAGTGTGTGCAGGATACAAACTTCTCCCCAAAAGAATACCCGCAGGGGTGGAAAAGCGAGGAATAGCAGGGAATGGATACACCACTGACAAGGGCGGAGCATGAGGAGTTCCGGCGCGCGGTAGATGCAGAGCACAAACGGATCCACCACCGGTTGGACAGTATGGAAAAGGCAACTGAACAGATTGGCAGCCTTGCGGTATCGGTGGAAAAACTGGCGGTGAGTATGGAAACCATGGCGAAGGCCCAACAAGAGCAGGGAGAAAAGCTGGAAGAATTGGAAAACCGGGACGGAGAGATGTGGCGGAAAGTAGCCGGATACATATTAACAGCGGTTTTAGGTATTGTGATAGGCTTTCTATTTAAGCAAGTCGGAATTTATTAAAGGAGGAATTTTGAATGGAACTGTTAGGAATCACAGGAGTCGCAGCAATTACGATTATTTGTTATCTGGTAGGGAGTTTAGTAAAATGTACTACCTTGGATAATAAGTTTATCCCCGTCATTTGCGGGGCATTTGGAGGAGCCTTGGGTGTGGTTGGAATGATCACCATTCCGGATTTTCCAGCAACAGATTATATTACGGCGATTGCAGTTGGGATTGTAAGCGGATTGGCGGCAACCGGAATTGATCAGGCGGTAAAGCAATTATCTGAAAAGAAAGAAGGATAAGAAAATGAGCAACAGTAAATTAGTAGCATATACAAAGATTTCTCCCAACAAAAACCCGAGAAAAAATTCAACCTATAACCCGACAGGGAAAATCACAAAGATTACAATTCATCATATGGCGGGAAACCTTTCCGTAGAAAGCTGCGGGAACGTGTTCCAGACAAGGGAAGCAAGTGCTAATTACAGCATTGATTCAAATGGCAAGGTGGGAATGTATGTAGAAGAAAAATACCGTTCGTGGGCTTCTTCCAGCCGGGAAAATGATTATAAAGCTGTTACAATCGAGGTGGCGAACGACGGCGGGGCGGATACAGATTGGCATGTATCGGACAAGGCTTTAGCCAAACTCATTGATCTGTGTGTGGACATCTGCCGGAGAAATGGGATTGATAAGCTGACCTACACCGGGGACAGCAAAGGGAACCTGACCCGGCACAATATGTTTACTGCTACCACCTGCCCAGGGCCGTACTTGCAAGGGAAGTTTCCGTACATCGCGGAGGAGGTCAACAAGCGCCTAGGTGCGGACAAGCCTTTGTACCGGGTTAGGAAGTCGTGGAAGGACTCTTCTTCCCAGCTAGGGGCGTTTGAGGAGTTAGATAATGCGAAAGTCATGGCGGACAAAAACAAAGGATACGCCGTGTTTGACGAAAACGGGAAGGAAGTGTATTCTACAGCCCCCAAAAGCACCAAGATTAACGTGACCTACTGCGTACAAGCAAACGGAAGATGGCTGCCGGAGGTAAAGAACCTTGAGGACTACGCGGGGAATGACAACCAGCCGATCACAGCCCTGATGTTAAAAGTGGACAAGGGTAAGATCAAATACCGGGTACACTTGGCAAAAGAAAACCGCTGGCTGAACTGGATCACTGGGTACAACAAAAACGACTTTAAAAACGGTTATGCCGGGAATGGGAAAGGCCACCCGATCGACGGCGTTCAGGTTTACTTCTACACACCGGACGATGTGCGCCCGTACCAGCAGGCATATTACCGGGTGTCCGAAGTGGGGCGTTCCGGGTATCTGCACTGGATTGAAGATACCAGCACCGCCAATGGGTCTGACGGTTACGCGGGCAATCTTAACGGGAAAGCCATTGACAGGATTCAGATTCAAATCAAAGAGAGATAACAAAAGTACAGCCTCTGGGGTTATTCCTCAGAGGCTTTTTTTATTTTGTGAACAGATTATAACGGGAAAATTTGAGCACAAACGTGCAACTTTTTTCATATTTTAAGGTGATGATGAATACATCATTCAATATAGAACAATATAGAAAAGTATTGACACGATGTGTTATAATAAAAATGAAAGGAGGAGTAATCAATGGCTAGTTTATCCAAACCTGTCAATTTACCGTTTCAAATTGATGATAGTAAAGTTGATGATTTCAAAAGAAAGATAGATAAGCAGGCGTATAAAAAAGCTATTGCGCGGGCTGAGAAACATGGCTTTACTCCGGTAAAACTAACAAAATAAGATATTTATAAATATATTAACTAAGTTAGAATGGAGGGCATAATATGTTAAAAGCAATTGATGTGGCTAATTTTTTTGTCGATTTAGCCAATAGCGATCCAGATGATTGCATGACAAATTTACGAGTAAATAAGCTGTTATATTTTGCCCAAGCATGGAGTGTTGTTAGAAGAAACAAACCTTTATTTGAAGAAGACATGCAGGCATGGAAGTATGGCCCGGTGGTTCCAGAAGTATATACAGCATTCAGCGCTTGCGGGAGGGAACGGATAGCTTCGGTAAGTGGAGATTATTCATTGAACTCATTTTCTAGCGATGAATTAGATTTACTTATAGATGTTGCGCGAGAATATGGGAAATATACTTCCAGTACTTTAGTCGATTTTACTCATGAGAAGAACGGACCATGGGATAAAGTATATGTTGAGGGACAAAAAAATATAATATCGAAAGAAAGTTTAAAAACTTATTTTTCTCAACAAAACACTTTAAAATCCTTTTCGCTTCCAGAAGCGATGGAATCATATGTGGGTTATAGGGATTCTGCTGATGGATTATTGATTCTTCCTAAAGAATACGATGATGAGTCCGAATAAGTGGGAAATATGGCTGGCGAAAGTAAAGTTTGAGGATAACCCTACTCAAGTGAAACCACGCCCGGTTCTTGTAATTGATTCAAAACGTTGCTATATTATATCTATTAAAATAACAAGTCATCCTCCAAGAACAGAATATGATGGTGAATATTCGATTGTAAAATGGAGCGAAGCTGGCTTGAATAAAGCTTCTACTATACGATGCAGTAAACGGTTAAAACTATTTAACAGTGATTTTGTTCATAAATTAGGACGGCTTCACCCAATAGATATTATCTCCATACAAAAAATTATTGAAAATTTATAATAGAATGCATATAATATTATTGATATCAGAAAGCATATGCTATTTACACTGATGTGCTTTTGCAAGGGCGGGGTTACGACCTCGCTTTTTGTTTTTCTTTTTTTACTTATCACCGCTCATTTCCCTTGGACGCTTTTAAAACGAATGCCGCTGAGGTGACTCCCCAGCGGCGTTTTTTATTGGTTTTCTAAAAGGGTATTGACGCAGATCAGCATGTCCTTGGCATACTTGGAGCCGGTCGAGATACAGCACTCAAAAAAATCTTCCTTTTGGCACTGCTGACATGGAACCAGCATGTGTTTAAACGGGCATTCCTGGAAAGTCAATGGATTCCCTGCGCCATATAAAAGCTGTCCGCTTGGGACACCAAGAGAATCCGCGATCCGCCAAAGCGTGCAGTAGCTGATATTATTTCTTCCTGTTTCGATCTGCCACATATAAGACACACTGACGTCAGACTGATAGGCCAGTTGCTCGATCGTCATATCTTTATAAAGCCGACACCCGCGGATCAGTTTCCCTAAATTCTTCATCTTTGGGTCGATTTCATTTGGATTTGGTTTTCTTTTCTTCATCATTTCCCATTCTCCTCTGCTTCTACAGAATATTCCATTTTTTACCTTATTTCAACAAGTATTTATTACCATAGTTATATTATGCGTAATAAAGTAATAGTTGTTGAGTATAAGGATTCTAATGTGATTACAAAAATGTATATACAATGTGCATGGTATATACAAATTTGTAATCAGATGCGCCAGTTAATAGAAACCTCCTTTCCGTCAATATATATAGTCTCAATCAGCTCAGCAACATAGATCCGCTTCTTTTCTACAGATTGGGTCCGCATGTACTGAATCTGTGATACCAACTGTTTAAACCGCTCGATCCGCTCCTTGATGCTCATTTGCTGCCGATTTTCTTTTGCCTGGTTTTCCAGCTTTTCTTTTTCTGCCTGCAATGAGTGGACACGTTCCGATATTTCCGAGATGGGGAGAGTACCGATTTGATATAGATCGAGCAATCTCTTGAGCTGCTGGTCTATCTTCTCGATTTCAGTTTGAAAGGAGGCTTCGTCAACAGCAGAAGGCTGCTTGACAGAGGAAACTACCTGGTTCAAACGATCATCATCAATACTCATATGCTCTATTTCGTCAAAAATAAGTTCATCTAAATCAGCAATCTTCCATTTATCGTTTTTGCAGTTTGGGTCGATTATCCGCTTTTGGCTGCTTTTAGACCGCGAATAGCAGGTGTAATTTCCATGCTCTGCTGAAAACTTAGCCCCGCAGCGCTTACAAAACACCAAACCGGACAAAGTAAACCCTGCCTTAAATGGTGTTTTTTGCGCGGTTGTTTTTCGCGATTCCCGTTCTTCGGAATTGAGGTATTGTTGGACGCGCTCAAACTGTTCCTTGCTGATAATAGGCGTATGGATACCAGGATAGGAAATACCCTTAAATTTCACCATACCAATGTATGCGGAATTTCTTAAAACATTTAGCACTAATGTAGCAGAACTCCAGCCACCGTATTTTTCGTGCATTTGCCGCTGGATGGAATTGATGCTTTTCCCGTTGAGAAATTCCCGGTATACCTCCTGTACCTGCTGTGAGGTGACAGGGTTTACAATCAGCTTCCCGTCCTTATAATCATATCCAGTGGGCGCGGTGGGGCCGCCGTGGTAATACCCTGCTTTGCTGCGGCCGATCCGTCCCATGGTAAAGCGTTCTGTGATCTGATCTTTCTCCAGTTGGGCGAACACCGACAATATCCCGATCATCGCCTTTCCGAATGGGGTAGAGGTGTCAAAATTCTCATTGAGGGAAATGAAGTCCACGCCGTTTTTTAAAAAGTGGTCTTCGATGATATTCAAGGTATCCTTCTGCGAGCGGCTTAAACGGTCTAATTTATACACCAGTACTGCATTGATCCTGCCGCTTTGAACATCTGACAATAATTTTTGCAGGGCGGGGCGCTGCATATTCCCGCCGGAGTATCCGCCGTCGATATACATATCATATATTGTATAATCCTTTGACTTACAGTATAATTTCAACCGTTCTGTTTGTTCTTCGATACTGTAGTTTTCAAGCTGATTTTCGGTAGATACCCGCACATAACAGGCAACAATCAAGTTTTTCAGGCGGCTCACCTCCCTGATATAAAATATAGCTTATAAAAAACCGCCTAAAAAGGCGGCCCTTGTGTCCGGCGATAGCACATATCGCTTAAACGTTAATTCGGTTTCACAAGGATACGGCATCGCTTTATCTGCAATTCCATTATAGGCCGCCTTTGGTGTTTCGTCAATGAAAATTTTGATTCTTTCACTTTCCCAAGGCAAAGCCAGGTGAAAAATCACCGGAGGTTCTATCGTTTTTTTAGTGTCTATAAAATGATAAAAGCACCAACAATCAAAAGACTGCTGGCACTTCATGTTCTGATTGTAAGGATAGGCGGCACTCTATCATCTCAGGTACCTGTAAAACAGGTGTGTCGGGAACCCTTTCCGACCTCTTACAATCATACTGAGTAACACCATTATTGATTATTACGGAAAAGTTATAACATGTAAGTTATGATCGAAAATAAACAGTCTATTGTTTGAATTTGCATGGTAATAAATATTATTGGCTACTATATCAGCGGCGCGAATAAGTGTTCTTTTCTCTGAGTTGCAAAACTCAACGGTGACACTCCTAAGATTAGGAAACAACGGAGGAAACGCTTTTGAATAATCCCAGTTATATGTACCATATTTAAATTCTTGTTCCAATGATTCTTGCAATTCATACCTTCCATTTGTGGCAGTGGTATGTTCATCTACAAAAAAATAAATATTTAATACATCATTGGGACTGATTATTTTATCACGAATAAGCTTCTCAAAAAATCTTTTAATGGCAATCTTGTACACGAAATCCAAAAATCGTTGCTTGTCCTTTTTGCTTTTATAAATTCTTTCTAATACATTTTTTTGATTGACTACCACTCCGAATTTATAATATTGGTTTAAGGCACGATATAATTTTCCTTTTTGCTTATTCGTTATTCTACAAGCTTTTAATTCTGTTCTACCGTAGTCATTAGTATTTCTGATAGTTCTTTCAGCGTGTAAATATTTCCGAGAAGCTTCATCTTTTGTTTCTTTATCCAGAAAAACCAACCCACCAAATACAAAGAAATCATCATGTACATTGCCGAAAACTCCGGATTCATCCGAATATACAAAAATGTTTATTTTCATCACCCCATAAAAAAAGCCGCCTAAAAGGCGGCCCCTTGTGTCCGGCGATAGCACATATCGCTTAAACGTTAATTCGGTTTCACAAGTATACAGCGTATCTCTACCTGCATTTATATTATATGCCGCTTTTGTTGTTTTGTCAATGAAAATTTTATGAAACTAAAAATACCCATAACAAGGTAGCTAAGGAACTTTCAATTGCTTCTGGAACAGTATCTGAATGGAAAAAAGGACGTGCTCCTCAAAATTCAACTCTTCTCAAAATTGCTCAATATTTTAACGTGTCAGTTGATTACCTTTTAGGAACTGAACAAAAAAATACCTCCAACACTGAAACCAGCGTTGAAGGTATTGATTTAACACAGTCTGAAGAGGAAATTATTAAACTGCTCCGCAAAATGGATAAGGAGCAAATTATTCAAGCGATTCTTGCTCTGCAAAAGATTATTTCTGATCAGAATGGTGGGAAGGAACAATAATACCTGATTCCTTTGCATAAGCAAGCAATTCCATAAAATATGCTATCAATTCTTCTTTTGTTTTATTTTTCAACTCACTAAAATTATCCATTCTAATTCCCCTTATTATGTACCGAACATTTGTTCTGTTTGCTGTTGTGGCTTTATTATATCACTGTATCCCGAAAAACGCAATCGTCAGTTTGTAGTAAAAATAGGAAAATATTTCTACTTTTCGTAACTTGACATTTCTTTTCAACTTTATCTTAAAATGTTTTCAACAATTTCGGGTCGTTTTCTGCCATATCCTGTAAAATTTTAGGAGAAAATGAAAGAAAATAGTGTATTTTTTGTAGTAATATATTATTATGATTATATTGATGTTGTGTGTATCAATATTTTAATGTGTTATTACTTCAAAGCAGAAAGAGTAAAAATTTTAATATGAGCATTGACTTTTTTAAAACTATGAGTATAATATAATTGTAACGGAAGTTACAAACCTGTTAATGTGTACCCATAGTAAGTAGTTCCCCCACCATACGGGGAGTAACGAAACTAGCAGATTTTCCGATATTTTTGCATAGTTGATTATATGTTTCAAAAAACACAAG